AACCACCAGACGAATGACATCAGCGCTACTAGCGGCAGTGTGACGATAGACGGCGCTGCTGCTGGCGGCGGTGGAACTTCATTGTTATCAACTAGCACTGTTAGCTCTTCAGTTTCGCAGGTAGATATTACTTTAGCTGGTTCTCATGATATTTACATGGTTCAAATTTCTGATTTAACCTCTTCCTTAAATTCATCAAGTAACGGTATTTTAAGGTTGCGTGTTAGTGATGATAATGGTTCAACTTTTGAAAGCACTAACACTCAGTATATAACTACTGGGCGTGAAGCCTACACGGGAGATAACGCTGGCTCTGGTGCAGGTGGTGCTAGTTTTTTTCGGACGACAGAAAATCATTTTGAAGGTAGTTATATTCCTTTAAGCTATATTGGGTCTGTAAGTCCTTCATCTAGCGCATTTGAGGTTTATAACGGTTTCTTTTATATTTATGCTGCAAATAACGCCTCCGCACAATTTAATATTGTTGGAAACATGAGTGCAACTGGAAGTAATATTGTAAATCATGTGCGGTTGTCAGGTATGTTTCAAGAAAATCAGGCAATAACTAACATAAGAATTTATCCAGAAAGCGGAACTCTGGACGCAGGAAAAATACGGTTGTTTAGCGTAGGATAATATCATGCCAAAAAAGTATGTAGATGGTGTTTTAACAGACACAAGCGATTGGGATAATGAGCAAGCGGCAAGGGATATTGCGGCTGAACCATCCGCTGATACATTAAATGCAAAATATAATAGAGAAGAAAGAGACAGGCGTCTCGCAGAAACCGATTATCTAGCGCTGTCAGACAACACGATGACATCAGAGATGCAGACGTACAGACAGGCGCTGCGAGACATTCCAAGCCAGTCTGGGTTTCCGGCGAATGTCACTTGGCCGACGAAGCCATAAGGAGTAACACATGCTAGGTTTCAGCCCCTTAGCGTCTGCCCCGCTCGCCGACACAGGGGCTGTTGCAGATGCAGCGTTTGGCCTCGATGACATTGTTGCTGGCGCTCCCACGGTTGCCGCGTCAACGATCAGTCAGGCGCACGTTCTTACGTCAGCCGACATCACTGCCGCTGCGCCGATAGTTGGAACGCCAAGCGTTTCGTCAGATCAGTCGCTCACAAGCACCGACATCACGGCTGGCACACCCACGGTAGCTGCGTCAACAATTAGCCAAGCTCACGCGCTTACAGCGGTTGATATTACGTCTGGCGTTCCAACTATCGGCACTCCAACGATTGGCGCTGACACGCAGCTTACTGCCGCTGATATTACGGCTGGTGCGCCTACGGTTGGCAATGTCACGCTCATCCCTAATAATCAGCTAACGGCTGACGATATTACGTCTGGCACCCCGACTGTCGCCGCCTCAACGATAACGCAAATCATCAGCTTAACGGCTGACAGCATCACGGCTGGCGCTCCGACTGTCGGCGCTCCAAGCGTCACGCAGAACCAAGCGCTGACAGCATCTGACATCGTGGCCGGTGTGCCGGTTGTCGGCCCCGCGCGGTTCAAGTGGCAAGTCGAAACCGTGCCAGCGGCGGTCTGGACAGAACAGGAAGCGGCCTGACCTGGTAAAGCCAGAGAGGTGATTTTGATCGCCGAAAAGCAATCTCAATGAGTGCGTTTTGATGATCGAAATTATGGCGCTTGCTGCCACTGTAACTCAGATTGGATCTAGTCTTTCAACGGCGATCGGAGCCGGCAAGGATATTGCCAGCTTGCTCCCCCATTTCGGTAAGCTGGCGAAGCTTGAGACAGAAATAAACCTGGCAGAGCGCGGAAAGCATAAGGGGCCGCTGGGGCGCCTTACATCGAGTGAGGAAGAGGGGTTTGCTATCGCCCAGGCAAAACTGGCGCACCAGGAAACGATGAACCAGCTGCGCGAAATTTGCTCTGTCTACGGGATTTGGACAGTCGTTCAAAAAGAAATGGCGGCGGCGCGCAAGCGGCACAAAGAGGCGCTTGAGGAGCAAGCAAGGCGCCGCGATCAAATGTTTTGGGGGCTGAGTTTAACCGCCGGCGTTTTAATCTTTATCGCCGGATTAGCTGCGATGATTTGGGGCGCTGATGCCCTTTACAATGGCTGACCGCCAAACAGAGAAAAAAGAAATATTTATTATATGATGCAAGAAAAAGCAGAGGCAGTTTTATGACGATCAGCATTACCAAACCTACCGTGGGCGGCTCAGAGAATACATGGGGGTCCACGACTAACCAGGCTCTTGATGACATCGTTGACGTTTTAAACGGTAACACCGCCAGCACGCCCGATCTTACTGAGGGGTCTTGGAAGGTCGGCGGCACGGCTATTACTGCATCAGCCGAAGAAATTAATAAATTAGACGGACTGACTGCGTCAGCGGCAGAGCTAAACAAGATGGATGGCGTCACGGCCACAACGGCAGAGCTTAACCACACTGACGGCGTCACAAGCAACATCCAGACACAGTTAAATGCTAAAGCGCCAACAGCCTCTCCCACATTCACCGGCACGGCCAACATCCCAACGGTCAACGCCACAACTGTTGATTTAGGCAATTGGACAATTTCGCAATCTGGCTCAAGCTTGAAGTTTTTTTATAACGGCACGGCGCGGTTTGCGCTGTCTAGTTCGGGTGCGCTTACGGTTGAAAACAACGTCACAGCATATGGAAGTGCGTAATGGCTCTGCAATCATCAGGCGCTATAAGTTTAAGCCAAATAGCCGGTGAGTTTGGTGGCTCCACGCCGCATTCATTGAGTGAGTATTATCGAAGCGGTGGGCTTGTAACGAGCAATAATACGAATATTCCGGCTTCTGGCAGTATTAGTTTTTCAAACTTTTATGGCGCAGCTGCGTTCACCTACACAACTTTTTACAACTCTTCTGGCGTGTGGACAGGCGTAAGCAAGACAGCACACTCAACGATTTCTTCAACTAATGGTAGTTTTTCGCCGGCTCGCAACGGCAGGGGAACTTTCGTGGTAATAGGCGCTGGCGGCAGCGGTGCTATTGGAAAGCTTCAAATCCCTGATTTAAGCCCTCGACATGATGGAAGATGCAACATGGGCGGCGGTGCCGGTGGCGCAGTAGTATTAAAAAGCGTGTCAAATCTTTCTACGTCTCAAAATTACAGCATTGTTGTTGGTTCGGGGGCAAGCACAACGCACACTGTCGGCGAAAGCGGAATTTCGGGTGGCCAGGGTGGTAACACAACCGTGACAGGCAATGGATTAAGCTTAACCGCAAGAGGCGGTAATGGTGGAACATTTAGCGGATCGTTTTTCCAAGGAACAGGCGTTGGCGGCACCGGTAGAACAGGTTCTGGTGGAGATGTAAATTTAACTGGCGGTAACGGCTCTGGAGATACATCAACGTCTATAGCGGGTGTGTCTGGTGGCGCGGCGGGTGGCCCGTCTGCACCCAATAATGACACCAACGGGCAAGGCGCGGGGTCGCATATTTCATTATTATCTAATTACTATGGGATCTCAAATATTGGCAGCGGTGCTTCTGGATATGCCGATGGGCAAATCGGCGGTGGCGGCGGTTCACAGTCATGGGCAATGAACTCGCCTTCTTCATACAACATTACGAACAGCGCCAAGGGCGGTAACGGAATTGTTTATTTGATTTATTGGGATTAAGCTATGACCCTCGTACCTTTAGATATCCCCGCCGGTTTTTATCGAAACGGAACTGACTTAGAGCAGTCTGGCCGCTGGCGCGATGGAAGCTTGGTCAGGTGGCGGGATAACAGTCTTAGACCAATTGGCGGCTGGCAGGAGCGCAAAGCGTCATTCAGCACAAATATCGTGCGCGGGATGCATACATGGGAGGCGAACAACGGCACTGCCTATGTGGCTGGTGGTTCATATAACGAACTTAAAGCCATGACGGGCGGTGGTACTATTTATGACATTGCGCCGACCGACTTAGCGACAGGCCGTGAGAATGCAGAAGTAGAAACAGGTTACGGATACGGATTTTATGGTGACGGGTTTTATGGAACGCCGATCCAGCAAAATGCAAACGCTGTTCCAGAGGAAGCCACCCAATGGAATTTAGATAATTTCGGTCAAACGCTTGTTGCGGTAAACCGCGATGATGGCCGATTACTTCAGTGGAATTTAGATCCAGCGGTAAAGGCTGCGCCGATCGCGAATGCGCCTACTGGCAACCTGGGCTTAGTCGTTACAGAAGAGCGTTTTATTTTTGCCTTGGGCAGTGGAAACCCGCGAAAAATCGCCTGGTGCGATAGAGAAAATTCAACCGTTTGGACGCCCTCATCTACAAACGAGGCGGGTGATATTGAGCTAGCGGATAGCGGCCAAATCATGCAGGGCATTAGAACGCGAGGACAGACGCTCATCCTGACCGATACATCAGCGCATTCGGCGAGATATTTGGGGCCGCCCTACGTGTTCGGGTTTACCCGCGTTGGTGGCAGTTGCGGCGCCATTTCGCGAAAGGCTGCATCAGACGTTGATGAGGGCGTATTCTGGATGGGCCAAAAGGGCTTCTTCCGCTTTGACGGTAACCGCGTGCAAGAGATCCCCTGCGATGTGCATGATTATGTCTTTGGAGATATTAACACCGCCCAACAATCGAAAATTTGGTCTTTTTCAAATGGCCAATACGGCGAAATTTGGTGGTTTTATTGCGGCGGCAATTCTACTGAAATCGATCGGTATGTCGCCTACGACTACAAGGAAGGCCATTGGCTAATCGGCAACCTATCACGCACGGCTGGCGTTCAGCGCGGCGTTTTTCGTTATCCATTTTTAGCCGGTCACAACGCAGACAGCGACATCTATGAGCATGAGGTCGGATTAAACGTAGATAGCTCATCGATCTTTGCTGAAAGCGGTCCAATCAGCATTGGCCCGGGGGAGCAAGTCGCGAAGGTGACGAAGGTCATTCCAGACGAGCTAACCCAGGGCGATGTTAATCTGACGTTTAAGACGCGCTTTTATCCAAATGATGCAGAGACGAGCCACGGGCCTTTCTCAACGTCCAATCCAACGCCGGTTCGATTTACTGGCCGGCAAGTGCG